CTAGTAAATTATTCTTACACAGGAACTGCAAATTTTGGTGGATACGATATTAGAGATTTGCCACTTGCAGATATTATTAAATATTTTGGTGAAGTTCTCGGACCAATTCATTGTTTAAAAAGAGGATTGCTGACAAAATTTAATCTTGGTGTTGGGTTATCCACTAAAATACTTATACCAACTAGTAAAACTGAACCACTTCTTGATTATTATTTGGTTAAGCAAGATGGTAAAAGAATTCCAATATCAGCAAAGTCAACTGGAACATCAAACCCACTTAAAGTTGATATTATAGTCAGTAAAATTAAGAATAGTCCTATCCTACTTAGAAAGTATCAAAATACTACTGAGTTTAAAATCTTGGATGCGATTAATAATAATACAATGATGGATGGACCTTTTGTTGGTGCAATGTTATTAGGGGAAATTACTGATCAGGCAGCTGCATTGGCAATTTCTTCTCGTGGTGGAACATTACAAAATACAACACCATTTCAAAATTTAATTAAGACTGATTCGAGATTGAGTATTTTGCCAAGAAACCAAAAACCAACCGCAATGCAATTGTCTTATGTATGTGAGAAAAAAATAGTACAATATTCTAGATCTAATTCTGGAAGGTTTACAAATATGATTAAAGATACTCTTGCTGAAGAAATAACTTTTGTTAAATTGTCTATTAATCCTATGACTAAGACTCCACAATTTGAAGCATTAAAAGCTAGTGGATCATATGGAATAGGTCTTGTTAAGTTGAGATCTAAAAACGGATATGCTTCCAAATCCGACAAACTCGGTTTCCAGTTGTGAAACTGTCCACTCCCCTCCCACTCTCGGCAAATATTAGACTATAATACCAGTATGGCAAAAAACACACACCTCGAACACCTAGAAGATGATATCCTGAATCAGGGATCTAAGGGTGGAATGAATGCGATTGCATTTCTTCGTGAATTGGGAAATTTTTTATATCGTCAAAGATCTAGTGTTACTATTACAACTAAGTGGGATGGTGCTCCTGCAGTTGTTTGTGGAAAGGATCCAGAAACTGGTAAATTTTTTGTAGGAACAAAATCTGTATTTGCAAAGACCGAACCTAAGATTTGTTTTACTCAAGATGACATTACTAGGTTTTATGGTGAAGAAGGTCAACTAGTACAAAAGCTTAGAAAGTGTTTGCAACTTCTGCCTAGTCTTAATATTGATGGCGTTCTTCAGGGAGACTTGCTTTTCACCAATGATAAGTCTCATAGGATTATTAATGGAGAAAGTGTAATTACTTTTAGACCTAATACAATCACCTATGCTGTTCCTTCGGGATCTAAATTGGGTAAAGAAATCGATGATGCCGATTTGGGCATTGTTTTTCATACTCGTTATATGGGTCCATCAATTTCTGAAATGGCAGCAAGTTTTGGTGTTAATGTAGATACTTTAACTAAAGTACCTTCTGTTGCAGTTTTTTCATCTACGTTTAAAGATGTAAGTGGGGTTGCTACTTTTACTCCAGAGCAATATCGAAATTATGTTGCTGCCGTAAATCGTGCAGAGGGTTCTTTGCGCCAAGCATCTGCTTTCCTTGATGTTCTTCGTGAAACAGGAACTTCGAAGTTTATGATGGCAACGTTATTTAAACAGTATTTTAACACCTATATTAAGAGTGGTGAAGGTGTGAAAAATACTCGGGATGTTGCCAGTAATTTTGCAAGGTATTATATCCAACTTTTAGATAAAGAGATCTTGTCAAAAAAGACAAAATCGGCACAAGATAAATACCTACAAATGAAGAAAGAAGGTCTTGCTTTTATTAGCAAGAATGATAATGCCATTTATATGACAGTGGCATCTTATATTAACCTTCAGACCGCAAAAAAGATGATCATCAATCAATTGGCAAGAGTTAATACTTTGGGAACTTTCCTTCAGACTGATGATGGTTTTAAGGTTACTGCACCAGAGGGATTTGTTGCTATTAAAGATGGTGCAGCATTAAAACTTGTAGATAGGCTAGAATTTAGTAGGGCAAACTTTACGATTGCTAAGAATTGGGATAAAGGAGATACGAAAGAATGAAGAAATTTTTTGCATTTTTACACGAAGCAGTTTCTAGTCAAGCAGTCCAACAAGCAACCCGTATGGGACTGCAAAGTGATGGACACGGCGGATGGTATAAAGATGGTGAGTTTGTAGCAAAAACAGTTAAGGGTAAATTGGTCTTTTATAATAAGAGGCAGTCAGTTGGTGGAAAAGATCCTGCACAAACACCAAAAGAAAAAAATATTTCTAATCCAAACTTCGTAGATCCTGCTCAACAGCAGCAACAAGCACCTGTTGATCCAAATGCTGCTGTTGATCCAAATGCACAAATAGATCCTGCTACTGGTCAACCTGTTCAGGCAGCACCCCCTCCACCCCCAATCCCAGTTCCACCTGCAGTCGAAAAAACAAAAGGAACTCTGACAATTACATTTGGTAGATTTAATCCCCCAACTATTGGACATCAACAACTAATGGATACTGTTGCTGGTGCTGCTGGGGAAGAAGATTTTTTAATTGTTCCTTCTCGTAGTCAGGATAAGAAAAAAAATCCTCTTGATGCTGATACAAAGATTGCTTACATGCAAAAAATGTTTCCACAATATGCTGGAAACATTGTAAATGATCCTAATACAAGAACTATTTTTGATGTTCTAAAAAAAGCACATAATGATGGATATGCAAATGTCAGAATCGTTGGTGGTGCCGATAGAGTTAAAGAATTTGATAAACTGGCAAATAATTATAACGGTTCATTGTATCAGTTTGATGGTATCGAAGTTATTTCTGCTGGAGACAGAGATCCTGATGCTGAAGGCATTGAAGGGATGTCCGCATCTAAGTTGAGACTTGCTGCATCTGAAGGTGATTTTCTAACATTTAGAGATGGTCTTCCAGATACACTCAGTCGTAAAGAGGCACTCGAACTTTTTTACAATATTAGAAATTCGATGGGTATTAAAGAAGGTGTTGAAGTTTGGGAAATTGCACCAAAGTTTGATGCTCAAACTCTAAGGGAAAATTACCTGAGTGAGACTATTTTCAAAATAGGACATTTTGTAGAAAATTTAAACACTGGACTTGTTGGACGTATTATTCGTAGAGGTACAAATTATTTGATTTGTGTAACAGAAGATAACATTATGTTTAAGTCTTGGATCAAGGATGTTACTGAGGCATATTCTGAAAAGAAAATGGAAAGGATGATGAGAGATAAAAAACATCCAAATACATTGGTTGGAACTGGTGGATACTTTAAATATGCACTGAAGCAAACACCAGGATCAGACATGGGTTCTAATAATCTTGCAACAGGACAAACGTCTTATATAAAAGATTTCCTAAATAAGTATAGGAAAAAGTAAGTAATCAACAATCTTCCAATGAGTAAAAATATTTTTGAGGAATTACCTTCCCGTAAAGGCACTCCAATTGAAGCGCGTTCAGAAGCACGTCCACAACCTAAAGGTGGCGGTGAGCGCGAAGGAAAGAAAGGAGCAGGTGCTTCTGATGTGGAGCAGGGTGCTGATCCAAAAGCAAAATCGGAAAAGCGTATTCGCCAAGCGGTTTACGATATTCGTTATCGCGCTAGAAGAGAAGATATTACTCTTGGTCAGGCAGTGTCACAATATCTCCAAAATAGTAAGTTAACTCCACAAGAGCAAGCTGCTGTTAAGTCACAACTCAAAGAAGAGTATGAAATTTCGGAAATGATTTCCGATGCAACAGCAAATGCTCTTTATAGAGTATTTGTTATGAATGAAAAGGAAGAGGTTGATCCTTCTCAAGAATATATTGAGGAATTAAAAGCAACCCCAGATAGAAAATATCACGTAAGAGTTACTGATAAAAATACTGGAAAGACTTATTACAGATATGCAACTCGTGAGAAAATTAATCAACTAAGAGCAAATCCAAACATTCAATCTGTTGAGATGTTGGATAAAATGCAAGCAACATATGGTAAAGCACCATATGAGGGTGAGAAGAAGCGTGGGGAGCAAACTGCAAGAGTAAAGGCAGGAAAAGGACTTGATCCAGTAGGTCAAGAAGATAAGGACATTGATAATGATGGTGATCATGACAAGAATGATAAGTATCTTCTGAATCGTCGCAAGAAAGTTGGTAATGCAATTGCAACTCGTAAAGAAGATTTTATTTGGCAAGAGGAGACCACAAGCACTGAGGGTCAAAACGCAAAAAAGATTACAGGAAAGGGGGTAGATAATTATTCAACAGGTGTTGTAAAAGTATCTCCAAATGAAAATTCTGGAGTTAAAAAGGAAGAATATTCTTCATCAGGTCTAAGAAGATTTCATTCTGCACTTCAGTTTGAGTCAACTATGACTTCTGCTGAAAAGAAAGAAGAAGGTAAATTAAAGAAAAAGTATGATCCTTCTGGTATGAAGGCATCGATGAAAAAGCAGTATGGTGAAAAGAAAGGTAAGCAGGTTTATTTTGCTACCATTCGTAAGCAAGCAATGCAAAATGCTCATTATGAATTCGAAGATGGTACTCTTCTTGATGAAATGGGAATGCCTATTTTAGGTGTTGTCAAAAAAGATGATGAACCAAAACTCAAAAAGAGTGAAGGTGGTGTAGAAGATCCAAGAGCAATTCCAACCAAAATGAATTTGGTTAAGAATAAGTTCCGTGCTATGGGTCTTAAAATGTCTTATGAACCAACGGGAAATACAATTTCTGAAAGAGAATTTGATGAACCAGGTGAAGAGGATTGGAGACCAGATGTTAAGGCTCATAATAAAGCGGTAGGTTATAAGGGTGGAAGAGGCGGATATCGCCGTCCAAAACCAGGAACTTCTGGTCCAGGATCTCAAGCAAAACCTGCTAATTGATAAATAGGCCAGGATACTCTTCACACGGAGGACATCATGGGAGCAGTAGTAGCGGTTGTAAAACCACTTATTATGCAACTTGCGACACACCCAGCAGTCAAAAATCTTGTTATTGAACTCCTGACAAAGTATGTAAAAACAACCGACAATAGCATTGACGATATGGTTCTTGCTACTGTCAAAGAGCTTCTTTTTAAACCACAATCTGAAGCATGATTACTTGTTTTGTAACTAACTGGGGAGTAACCATTGTTCTTGGTCTTCTGCTAACTGCTTCCGAGTGGTTAGCAAAAACAAAAAGATTTGAGGAAAATGGATTGCTTGATTTAACGACAAACTTTTTAAGAGTTATTTTACGCAAGGGGACTTCTAAGTAAAGGTCTCCTTTTTTTATAAATATCAATATAAGAAATTTATAGGTAAGGAAACATGTCTCTTTGGGGCAATAAGGATGCATTATCAAATTTAACTGGTACTATTTCCATTGATCTGAGTACTCGTGTTGTAACTGGAACTGGTACAACATTTATAACCGCTGGAATTTCTACTGGTGACATTCTTTATGTTGGGGCAGGTGGAACCTTTGGTCAGGCAGTGATCACTGGAATAACTTCTGCCAGAGTTATTTCGATTGGATCAACACAGTTCCTAATTCCTAATGCAGGTTCTGGAATTGTTGGCGCTGCTTACACAGTAACACAAAAACCAAAATATACTCTTGAGGATGGTCAGTACGGAACACCTGATGCAAAGACTGGAAGATGGTCTGCTGTTGTTGGTGTAAGTACTGCTGAGGTAGGAATCGCCAATACTGCAACAGGCGATGCTCGTAAGTATGCACCTGCTCACGCTGGATGGGTTGGAGTTACAACCTACAATGACAATCAAGGTAACTTAAGAGTTAAAACTGAAGTTTTAGTAGCAGGAAGCACTATTACCAATGATGCTAATGCTGATGATAGTAAGGGTTATCCTGACACCTGATACGATGATATGATATGAGATTTGATGAGTTGAATGAAAATAACTATTTGTTATTTGCTATAAAATTCTATGATAATCCACAAGCTCTTACTAGGGAAGATTTTGAGGATGACTTGAAGCGCTTTAAATATGTCAAAAGACTTTTAAAGCGTTATAAAAATACAGGTGTTTTGAAGACTCATCTTATCTTAAATCATCTTACAGTTTTGTTTAATGTATTCGATGATGCAACTGTTCCCTTATTATTCTATAATTTAGAGTCGGATCTTTGGCCAGCAATAAAAAGTTTTTTACTTTTTCTGCATAGAATACCAGAGTTTCCTCGAAGCGGCATTCACGATATCATCGAAGATGAATACTGTCTGACACAACTTCAACAAATCTAATGAAAATCGATAAAATTATTTCTATTATTAGAGAATTAAAAGAAGAGGCAATGGCAGCGCCAACTAATTCTGTTGGTGGTGGTCAGATTGCTGGTACAAAAGAAGCAGGTGATAATCCACCCGTTGATTTGAGAAAAGGTAAGAGAAGAAATTGGAATCCATTTTTTAAAGACCTTGTAAGAAGGAATAGAAAAAAGAAAAAGAGGGGTTAAAATGTTTTCGCAAGAATCAAAATTAGCGGTTCTTGAATCTAAACTCGGCATTTATGAAGATCTCTCCCGCGAGATGCTATCAAAATTAGAAGCGGCGGTCGATAAGATCTCGGAAGGTAATTCGCGTATTGCTACAATTCTTGCAAAGCATGATGAGAGAATTGAGCAAAGTATAAAGACTGATGAACTTCTCATCAAGATGATTGATGACTTAAAGAAAGAAAATAAAGAAGATCATAGTATTGTTGTTAAGAGAATAGAGACACTAGAAAAAGTAGTAGAAGATCTTAAAAAGTTTAGATGGCAATTTGGAGCAATTGTTGCCACTGCTTTGATAGTAATTAATATCATTCCAGTAGTTAAAACTTTCTTGACTCCCATCCATACCCCTGCTACAATAGAAAGAGCGAAGTAATACCCCCCTTATAATGGATTTGATTGACTCCAAGTACATTGGACTCGTTTCGTCACGACTGCAAAAATTTAAGAGAGTCAAGGCAGATCTCTACAACTTCCGCTGTCCTCTTTGTGGCGACTCTCAGAAGAACAAGAATAAAACAAGAGGATATATCTATCCAGTCAAGAATAACACAAACTTTAAGTGTCACAACTGTGGAGCAAGTTTATCCTTTAATAACTTTCTTAAAGAATTAGATCCTACGCTTCATAAGCAATATACGCTTGAGAAGTTTAAGGAGGGACATACTGGTAAAAACTTCGTGGTTGAGCAACCCAAGTTTGATTTTGTGAAACCAGTCTTTAAAAAGAAACTGGATTTGCCCAAAGCATCAGAGGATCCTATTGCCAGAGAGTATCTGGAAAATAGGAAGCTCAACCCAGAAAAGTTTTATTTTGCTGACAAATTTAAACAGTGGACGAACACTCAAAAAGTTACGTTCGACACTATCGGTAGGGATGAGAGTCGCATTATTATACCAATGTATGATGCAGACTCCAACTTGATAGGTTTTCAGGGAAGAGCACT